TATGCTCGCTTGATGCCACGGGGGTCTTGGACAACCGCTTCAACGCTGTCGTCATTGATGATTCGCCACTCGGTGCCATGAATCTTCAGGCGCGTGCCCGTATTCGGTCTCACGAGGACGAAATCGCCTACTTTGCATGAAGGCCCACTGGGGAAGCGCAGCGGATCTTTGTAGCAATCTGGCCCCATCTTGGCGACAAACAGCACTGGGCTCATCACCTCTTCAAAGTGCATGGTCTGGCCTGCTTTGACCAGCCCGCTCTCGTACTCTTCTTCCGCTTTTGGCAGCATGCAGAGCAGGTGATACGTGACCGGATCAGGCACCTGTCGGGCCTTTTCAGCGTCGGTTGTGGGCAATACCGTGGTACTTGCGCCGTCACTTAGGAGTAGTTCACTCATCTTCAGATTGCTCCAGTTTTCGCACGAGGTCGGTGATAAAGGAATGCGCAAGTGAGAGACCCCGGATCTCACCTGACATTGACTTGTACTCAGGGAAGTCTTTTGCCGCACCTGAGATAAGAGCTTGCGCAATAGAGTCACGGCGCTCTTCAATTTCTTTTAGTACTACAGAAAATACAGTGGTTGCCATATCACACCTTCAAAAAGTTGGGCCAAGACCGCAATCGGTTGTAAAAGACGTTGTCTTCAAACGTAGATACGTCAATTTTTGGGTAGTTCTTCTTGTCAAACCGTGCATCACACGAGTAATGAGCGATATAGTGGGAAGGAGATAAGTCGTTTACCCCCGGTGCGTAGCAGTAATCTTCGGCCCGCATGCGCACTTTTTTCTTCTCACAAGCAACCTGCAGGGCGTACATACCAGCCCACCAACGTACTTTTTCTGGCAGATCTCTTGTCAATATGTGCCTGTGCACAGAGATCCACTCAAACATGATTCGCTTAAATGTCCTGACAGTGCCTATGATTGGTACAAAACCGCCGTTATAGAACCTGCCGCCGTTCTCAAAATACATCTCAATAACGCTGCGGTGCTCACTCAAACTCTTTAGGTGCCACGGCTCGTAAACATCATCAACAAGTAGCTCGTCGTGGCGTACAAATATGTCTGGGTGTGGACGTATATGAAACATATCGCAGTCCAATACTTCAATAACTTCGTCATCATTGAGCTTTGGCAAGACTTGAAATAGGCCAATCTGTATGTTCAGTGGAAGATACATCCCATCAGCAGGGTCAATATCGCCCAATACATCAAATACAGACTCACACATCATGTGGGGCACATCCATGCCCCACTGCATCTCATCAATTTTTTGCTCGTGCAAGAAATTTCGCTTGATAACTATGGCGAGGAACTTGTCATAAGCCATGTCCCCATAGATCTGCTTGTGCGTGTGCCAAAACAAATCTAGCTGCCACTTAAAGTAGTCGTTATGGACCGCTACTGGAATGGTCAACATTAGACGAACTTTCCTGCACGGAACCACTTCGTAATCACCCACTTTTCGCCCCTGAATACGGGCATTCCACCGTGTAAGGACTTACTAGCTGGATTGGGGGCATAAGAAAATGAAAGGGCTCTGCCCTGCCGTGCGGCTACTTCCAAACCAACATCAGGGAAACACGTGGCTCCGCCTAACTCGGGAGTGTTCAAGTACACCAAGAAGGTAAGCACGCGCTGCCCACCGTTCTTCAAATGATCTACCTGAGAGTCAGCGCGTTGCTCAAAATAGTCATGGTGGGGTTTGTATTCCTGCCCAATCTCGTACCGCAGTACTTGAAGCCCTTCACCATTTTCAACAGGAATACCAACACGTTGACTGATACGGTGCTCAACTTCTGCAACCAGCGGGGTTTCTGCCTTAGTAAAAAACGCCCCTGAACTGGTCCGTGCAGTGTGCTCAACAGGCTGGCCTGTCTTGTCGTCAACAACTGTTGAACGTGCTAGTTTGGACTTGGCTAGCTCAATAAGCTCCAAACATTCAGCAGATGTCAGAAAGTCATCCACAACAAATAAGTTGGGGCTCTTCAAACTCAATGAAATATCTGTACTTGTATTGGCGGTCTCATCCAGTTTGGGCGTAGTTTGTTCTGGCAGTGTCCAGTGGTAAAAGACGTAAACAGCACGCTCGTCATCATCACAATCAAGTGGATCACGCCAATGTGGGTATTTTTTGCCCTCACAAAAAGCGCCTTCTCCAACCTCAACATTCACTGAATAGAAGTCAGCCTTAAACGGTGCTGGGTCTGTATGTACATCCCAGTCACCATACCAACGCTTGTTACTTATGTTCAACGACCAATGCCGATCTGGCCGTTTCTCCAGACACACACTCATTGTGATGTCCAACTCTGAACGGTCTGTATGTATGCCAAGTATGCTGCCTTTGCGATAGCAGCGTGTGTAGGTATTGGCAAACTTAGCTGTGGGGTGTTGCTCCCGCACCGTGCGAGTTAGCTCACTGACATAGTGAAGCGTCTCCGGCAGGTTATATACCCCGTAGCTGTTTTTGTAGAACGCTTCTGCATTGTCTTCACTCTGCTTGTTAGGCGATGCGTCAAAAGCAGCAACTAGCTCCGCGCATTCTTGTTGGTCAAAGACAATAAGACACTCGCTCATTTACTTCTCCTGTGAAGTAGTTGGTTTTGCTTGGCGTTGGTTTTGACGCTGCGCTTGTTGTTGGGCCTTAAACGCTGCTTGTTGTGCTTGCTGGCGCATCTTCTGCTGGTGCGACTGCTCCTTGTGCTGCATATCCTGTTGCGCCATCATGGCTTTCAACTGCGGGTTCTCGCCTCTGTTGGCCTCAAGCCCCAGTCGTGCTTGCTCAATCTGCAGCTTGCCTTGTGCAATCTGGAAGTCGCGCTGGCTGTCAGCCTCCTTACGCTGGAGTTCTTGTGCCTTCAACTGCAGTTCAGCCTGCTGCATCTGCACCATCGGGTCCTGCTGCATCTGCTGGGCTTGGGCCTGCTGAGCCTGAGACATATTCATCTGCAGCAACTGAGTGGACGCCTTGGCAACCAGACGAGACAGCTCAACCTCAACGTCCTCAGGCATCTCTTGGTCCGGTGCAGGTAGCGGCACGCCAAGCTGCTCTTCGACCTTCTTGCGGTAGTTGAACGCCAAGTGCTCGGCAATGTGAGCCATGATGGCCGCCCCCATCTGCTGACCCATCGGACTCTGTCCAATCTGAGCAGCCATCATCGGGTCTTGCATCAGTGAGAAGTGCGTGGCGATGTGAGCGTCGTGGTCTTGGTAAATGAACGCCTTGGTCGGCTTGCCCGTCAGGAACGCCATGTTCTCGCTGACCGGATCTCTCGGGGTCATGTCATCTTCGATGGGCACCAGCTTGTCCGCGTTCTTGACCCCCAGCACCTCGATCATCTGCCGGTGGAGCTGAGGCAAGTTGTAGATCTGCGGAGCCTGTTGAGCCAATTGAATGACCGCTTGGTACTGCATGATCCGCTGCGCCATCGTGGCGCTGTTGGGATCGCTGACCGGGATCACTTCTACCAAGTCGTAATCACCCTGCTTGGCTTTGCGATTACCTTCAGCCGGGTCGTAGCTGTACTCCTGCGGGGTGTAGTCACGAATGATCGCCTTCAGGAGCTTGAACTCCTGCTTCATGGCAAAGTGAACCCGAGCCTGCACAGCAGACATCGTCTTCAACTGGCGCTCAAGCAAGGCCAAGGTGGTGCCCACCGGAGCCTGAGCACTCATGTCGCTGATCTTCATGTCAGCGATGGACCCAAGCCTGCGACCTTCTTCCGTAATCTGCGTGAGCAGAGCAAGCAGAACTTGGCTCGGCTCCTTGTACGGCAGGGTCATGATGTTGTCTTTGATAGCCCCAGACGGGACATCAACATCACGGAACTCACCAGGGGCGATGGGGGTGTCGTCCCCCTTGACGCGCAGTCCTCGGCTCTTCAGGCCACCGGGCAGGTTGGACAGGGTGCCAGCATCAACGAGCTGGCGTATGAGGGAAGTGCCAGCGCGAGCATAACCACCAATAATGTGGATAAGACCCAGGCCATAAGCGCCAAAGCCAGGAATATACGTGTATTGGACGAAGTGTTGTCGCTTGAGTTTTTGCTCGTCGTCTTCGTTCCAGTTACGCCGGATCGCCAGAACTTCATTTGTCCCTCGATCAATTGTGATGACATACGGCAGTGCTATGCCGTCCTCATCTTCGTACCCCGGCATGTCATAGTCAACATGAATCTCGTAGATCTGATACCGATCATCGTCGGTTAGGGAATACCCTTGGTCCTCGGCCTTTTTCTTCTCAATATCAGAGAAGAATGACTGCGGCTCCCCAAGCTCTATATCGCGGTAAAACCCACTAACCTGCAGCTTCTTGATCTCATTCTTGGTCTTACGCATCACGTGCGTGACACGCGGAGCGTTGAGGATGCTTGACGCCCCATAAGGCATGATGATGTCTTCGGCTGATATGAACATCGCCGCCTGACGGTTCAAACTGGGGTCAAAGTAGACTTTCTTGAACGCTGAGCCCGCAAGGCCCAAGGAGTAGAGCATGCGCTCATGCTCAGGCCGGTACTCCGGCATAGCCTCGGTCAGTTGGTAGTTCATGTCCTCACGGACACGCTCGGCAGCTTCTTCCTTCAGCTTGTCGATGGCACCAACGATCTCAGTCTTGACTGGCCCCTGTGCAGGGAAAGTCTCAATGATGGTGTCTGACTGGAACCTAATAGCCGCTTCGGTTAGGATGGTGGAGTACACACCACACGCACCGTTCCACGGCTCAGTACGCTCCTCATACTTCATCCCAAGGACATCCAAGCCCTTGACGAACATCTCCACCCAGTCCTTACGCGAGCTGATATCACCCTCGATATCACCGATCAGATCTGAGGCGAGCGTCTGCAGCTCGCCTTCATCCATGTACTCAGCAAGGTTTGCGTCAAAACTATCCGCAGTGGGGGTCTCCGGCATCAAATCAATTTCAAGCCCACCAATTCCGATGGTTACATCGTCAGGATTCTCAATTTCAATCTCAATTGCCGGCTCTTCAGAAAGAAGAGAAGGGTCCAAGGGGGTCAGTGCGCTGTCGATGTTCGTAGCCATGATGGCCTTTCAATTTCAGTAGTAAGCAGCACGTCTGCTGCTTTTGAAGTACCGGACATCCTCTTTTTCATCAGAGGGGAGGCGCAAAAACCCGCCTTGTCTGAACCGCATCAATGCAAGAGTTGTTGCATCGACCAAGTCGTCGTGCTCTCCAGAAGGGAAAGCTGCAACTTCATCCATCAATTCCTCTGCCCAGCGGGTTTGCGGCACCCAGACTTTACCTGAAGCGATGATGTCTGAGACGGAATTCAGTCGTGCAATCTTGTCCTGGCCCTTAGACGGGGTGTACTCCTGAACTGGGATGCCCATCGCTCGCAAGTCATAGATCAACGGAGCACCTGAGGCTTTTTTCTCAATTAGCAGCCCGTCAGGCTCCCACTCCTTGTACTCAGCCAGCACATCGCGCTTCAGCTCAGGGAACTCAACCCGCTTCTTATATGTGTTGAGCAGAATGATGTTGGGCGCATCGTTGTCCTCTTCGTTGTAAAAGACACCCCAGGTTGTACCCGCAGAATAGTCAGCACGTTGATGTTTCTCAAACGCCGTGTCCCATGTCTGCAGAATGTACTCGCACTTAGGAGGGCGTTCTTTTTCCCATATCTTCCACCAGTCACGCTTTACAATAGCGGACTCGTTACCCACCGGGTTTTGTTGGTACTGGGCCTGCCACTTTGCGTTGGGCAGTTCCTCATGCAGGGCTTCAAGCTCTTCAAGTGACCAAAACTCGGGCCATAAGGGTTTACCCGAGGGCATAATGGCTGGAAATTCGATCACTTCCCAGTCAGTTTCACCCCGGAGTGCTGCATTTTTGAGCACTTGACCCGTCAAATCTCTCTGTGCCCAGCGCGTCATCACGATGACGATAGCTCCACCCGGCTGCAGACGCTGACGGGGGCCTGATGTGTACCACTCATACACTTTGTCGTAGATATCTGGGTTGACAGCCGCTAGTGCAGC